AAAGGATTTGTCAAGGCAATAATGGGCTATTATTGTATGAACATATCATCTACTGTTACTGGTGCATCTGTCTCTATCCATACACGAGCTCCACAGGACAGCGGTTTGTCTGGTGAATAGATTACTGTAGAAGGCCCTTCTATGCTCACTGTATGGCCATAGGTGTTACTGCGAGAGGTCTTGCACGTTATAACAGGGTTTCGTTCGCCTGTCTTCTTATTCTTGCGAATAATGTGCATGTTGATGTGTATACGTTTCTTCATAGTATTTGTCCTATGTCAATGATTCACAATGTTTCCTGACCTCTGGAAGCTCTATCATTAAATCTTCCAATGATTTCCATGTCGGGATTTCATATGGGCTGTAGTACTCATCTATACTGATTTGAGTGTTGTCTGGTGCAATCAAGTAATGCCACATCTTCTTATTGTGGCCATCGCACTCTTTCTGGCAATCGCCGATATACGTCCATGTTCCCATTCCAGCAAATTGTGGTAGTAAAGTGTACGTTACATCATATATCATCATTATCTATCCTTTTTAGAGAGAAAATCGTAGCACTCATCATATGTGCGTATACCAGACGTTTTCTTGGATTGCTCTCTTGTCGTCTTGAATGAGTGAAATGTGTAGTATGTGGCGATGATGAATAGTATGTGACCGATAACCAATCCACCCCACCCATACGCTATACCATAGACTGTCTCAAACGTCCATACTGTGAATACTGTTGACCATAGTGTGGATAGTGTGATCAGTAGGTTCAGTCTCACCGACTTTGGTAGTGACCTAAAATCATTCTTACTATCGTCAAATAGGATAGATGCAGCGTCATACATCTTCCAACTAATCTCACTCCACATAAATCTATAATCTATCATACTTTCCACCCTTCTCCAAATTCTGTTGAATCAAACACTGGTTCAGCAAAGTCATCTGTCTCTATGGTTTGATTACTATCTGCGAGGCCCTTCTGTTCTTCTAGTGTAAGATCAAAGAGGCGCATTTTTGCACGATCAATGCCGATGCAAAATCTTTTGTTTGTTGTTGGGTCATTATAACGATTCTTTAACTGCTTGACTGCAATCTGATTTAATGCGTCAAGTTCTTCATTTGATATGAGAGCAAACATAAGGTCAGCGGTGGCAGGTAGTCCAAACGATTCGGCAGTGTCCTCTAGTCCTACATCACTATTACTGAACCCTGATCTTGTTGTCTGTGTTGCACTCATGATAGGTACATTAGTCTCTACTGCAAGTCCACGTAGTTCTTCTGCAATTGATTTGATCATTGTATAAGAGTTGATGTTGGCTGCACCCTTGAAACGTGATGATCCACATATATTGAGGTAGTCAATGAATATGATGTCTGGTTTAAAGCTCTTCTTAATCGCAAGTTCCTTAATCAGACCCCTAAAGTGAGCTGAATGTGCTGAGGCAGTTGGATATTCCTTCACAATGAGGGTTCCACTGGTATTCTTGTTAATGAAATCTATCTTGCTATCAAACATCTGTTTGGGAAGGTCATGCAAGTCTTCCATCGATACACCCATTAGATTTGCATCTATACGTTCTGCAATGCGTTCCTCTGCCATCTCTAGTGTGATATAGAGTACATTCTTACCCTGAGATAAGCAGTTGGCTGCCATGTGACACATAAACAATGACTTACCAACGCCAGTACCAGCAAGTGCAATATTCAGTGTCTTGGGCGGTAATCCACCTTTAGTGATACGATTGAAGAAATCCAAATCAAACGGTATCTTCTTTTCTACGGTGTGATAATATTCAAATCTAGATTGTGCATCTTCCAAATAATCATGGCCCACACTATTATCAAAACCCACAGCCAGGGCATCTGTGAGTATGCTCGGAATTGCACCAGCATCTCTACTTTTATCTTTTCCATCAATGATCTGTATACCTTCAACAATCGCATTATAAACCGCCCTATCCTTACAAAATTTCTCTGTCGTATCCACTAGCCAATCAAAATCTACATCAGTAGATTCAAGAGTTTTGATGACCTCTACAACTTTACTGTACTCATGCTCATTCAAGTCCTTACGACCTTGAACCTCTATCTCTAGAGAAGTTTGCGTTGGTATCTTGTTGTACTTGTCTACAAACTTTGCAATCTCTTCAAATACAGTTCTTTCTGTTTTATCTGAAAAGTAATCACCTTTAATAAATGGTAGAACCTTCCTTGCATATAGCTCGTTTGTTACGAGCTGAGTTAGTGCTGTTCGTTCAATCGTCTGCATATTCAAGGTTGTCTTTCTCCAGCTGTTCGTCTAGGATTAATACAAGAATGTCACCAAGTGTGGTGGTAAATTCTTCTGTTTCTTTTAGAGATTCATCTGTGTGGCCGTTATAGTCCACAACAGTGTATTTAAATGCAAGAGGCATATTACCGTCTTCATTCTCTTCTTCTGGTACTGATACCTTACCATATTGATATATCACTCCACTATACTTACCACTGTCAATAAGTATTGAAGCCCACTTGTCATCTTCACGGGACACAAATCTATATTTCTCTGCCATGATTATCCTCTCTTTATTATAAGATTTATAATAACAGGACTTGGTTTAAATGTCAATACCCATTACCCAATTTTCTGCTGCATCTTCTGCATAAATTTTAGAATTGGGTCTGGTGGTGTGCCATTCTTTTGTTGTGTTATTTATTTTTTCATTCTTAGTAATGAACTCTATAACATACTCTTGTCTATATTCTTGAGAGACTGAGCTCCATTTCTCTTCAAGATGTACTTTTGCTTCACGATTTGCAAACTCATCATCACCATAATATTGACTCAATAATTTCATCATATTTTCTCCGTCTTCTCCGTAATAATACCAACATAACAATTACCAGCGTCTGCTTTATAATCAAGCATAACCATTGGTAACATCCTTCTACAATCTACATCATTGTCAATACCGTACATTTGTGTAGCGTCTACTGACATCGTAAATCCTGCTAAAAATACTAGTTCTATTATAAAGGTCATATCATAAATTAGTGCATATTAAAAAGTTTGGCCATATCTTCATTAACAAGCTCTCTATTCCTCAAATGTTCTTCTGCAATATCATCCTTAGATTGTCCATAATATTCAACTCCATAATGATATTTTACCATCCATTCATTTAAAGTTGTTTCTTTACCTTCAAAAGTTATTTTAAATTGTCCTAGAATACGGCCATACTTTCCAGATTTATCTTTCTGTGTCACAAGAGTTTGAGAAGAACCTTCTGGTATCAATTTCTTTACCATTTCTTTTGCCATAAGGCCAAACTTTTTTTCCTCTAAATCTCTTGTTCTTGATTCTGGTGTATCAATACCAAACAAACGAATACGTTCTTTGTGCATCCAAATACCGAAGCCGAGATCGATATTTATATCTACGGTATCGCCATCTACCACTCTAAGAATTGTACATTTATATTCATGCATCTTATTTTACCCCATTCTACCACGGCCCTGTTTCGCCATATTTTTCTTTTTTATTAGTTTTACCATCTTTACAACTAGGCAGACCCAGAATATTCCACTCATATTCTACGCAATTCATCTTCAAAAGATAATCTTCATATTTTTTCTTACTCATACAAACATCTTTGCCATCTAAAACTCTTACCCATTGGCATTCTTTACCAGTTATCTTTCCAACAATATGTTCACTAGAACTTTTTCCCGTTTTCTCTGATAATACCAAGTCTCCAGCTGTTAAAAATGTTGACACTTGCCAAGGTAGGAAAAAGCTGCAAGCTGATGTCATTCCAAGTGACATTAATATTATAATTATAGTTGGTAATTTGTTCATACTTCTGTGTCCAAGATTTAGTTAATTTAAATTCCTCCATAATTAAACTCCGAAGCTTTCACCACACCCGCAGCTACTAGTAGATGTTGGATTTTTAACTGTTAAAAAACTACCGCCGAGCTCGGTTATATAGTCTACCTCACTACCTAAAAGAAACATTTCAGCAAGAGGATCAACTACAAGAACATTGTCTATAGGGTCAGACCATTCGATATCAGGCAAATTACTTTTTAAATCCCATACGTATTGCATACCAGAACAACCCCCACCTTTTACGCCGAGGGTCACGAAGTCACCATTATAGACAACACTCTTCATATATTTTCTTGCTTTTTCTGTGAGAGTTATCATATCACTATTTAGTTCAAACGATTTGCTTGTCTTAAAAGATATGCGAGAACATTATCCCAGTATTGTTTCGCCCAATCCGATTTGGAGTTAGCCCTCGCTGTCACAGCATTCTCTATCTTCTGATCTGTAAAGTCTATCAAGTTCTTCATACTCCTTAATTCTATCAATCATATTTATAAAAACGTCAAACATCTCTTTCATCTTAGATGTCTCATCTGCCTTGGGGATACACAAAGATTTGATTGACGCATCCTGTGATGAGATTGCAGCTCTTGCTTTGAGACAAGAGTCCATGTCTGGCATCTCTGTATTGATACCTAGACTTGCAACTATTAACATAGCTTTAATCATTATGCAACCTTCTTTAGTGAGAGTTGTTCAGTCAGATCACGTACAGCGTACATCAATCCTCTTACGTCCTCAGATAACTGTTCTATCTGCAAACTGTTCGACTTAATTTCCTCAATGAGAGAAACTTCTCTCATCGCTTTTAGTTTTTCATTCATATTAAACTCCATCCCATTGGATCACATTTATATTTCTCAGTACCGATTAGTACCATATCACCTACACTCGTAGATCGACAACCATTCTCAGGAAACATAGGCGTTACACCTTCGTTTCTCCACCAAGCATCATTGATAGTGTTTGTCTTAACAAAAGCAACTTCACACTTTTTTATAAAACTTGCAGACTTGTTAACTTCAACCATCGCAACTACGCGAGGAGTCTCATCAAACGCAGAATGGATAACAGACACCATTTCTTTGTTGCTACCTAGAAGAGTAGCCATTAACGCTTCTGATTTCTTACTCATTTAGAAATTCACCTTTCTTATTGTGAGGGGTGCAGTCCACTCTTCTGCGGTTAGAGCAAAAACTCCATTCAACTCTATGTAATACTCTTTACAATACTCAATGTCTACATGAGACATAGGCTTGTAGTTGTCTAACACAAAGTTAGCAACTTCTTTGAAATCTGATGCACCTTCAATCACAGCAACATCAACCAACTCTTCCATATCCATCATGAAATTTTTCATCTTACTCATTACACTTTCTCCACTAAAATAACCTTAACATTCTTATCAGAGAGTAAAGGTTCAACAGAATCTACTACAGTGTAGTAGACTTCACCATTTTTTTCATATTCAACATACATCATTATTCTGCAACTCCAAAATCCATGCCAGGGTTGAAAGTAACCATGGCTTCCCAAACTAATTCTCTAACTGCAGTGTCAGTCGCTTCTTCAGTAGAAGCTTCCATACTAATTAAAGACAATCCATAAGAGGTCTTTTCCCAACCCCATTCACCAGCAATAGCGGCGTCAACCAACTTACCAACTTCATTATTACCTTTTTTAGTAAACATTGCAAAATCATTTTTCATCGTTTTCTCTCTCTCTCTTGATTATATTATTAGTATAGATGGCGTAAAGCAGTTTGTCAAGGGAAATCGTAGCCTATAAGCCATTGATTTTAAAGGAAAAGTGAAATTAGTTTTAATCATTATGCGGCAATTGCAAACATTTCAGCGTCTGAACCGTATAAATCAAACCGATTCGAGTGTAATTCACGTTTTCCAGCTCTAGGGAAGGCAATCACCTTAGAATAGGGAGACTTCTTAGCATATACAGTCACATCTTTATGGCGAGACAGTTTGTTCCAAACATACCGTCCACCAACAGACTGAGAAGAACCAGCACGTAGTGTGATACCCTCATCTTTAAGTAGGAATGTGTAGAGTTTAACAGCAAGGTTCTTACCCTTGTAACGACTATCGACCTGTAACATATCAACGTGCCATGAACCACGCTCCTTACTCAACTCTATATGAGCAATGATACGATATCGTGTAATCATACCTTCAATTCCACGAATCCTTTTGGTCTTAGACATGTCATAAACCCATATCTCACGATATGTGCTATCTTCTTGTTCATTCATGATATGATAACCGAAGCGGCGACCTAGAAGATCGCCTTCCATGTTACCATAACCTAAACTATTTCCTTTATCCATTTCAATCTTAGCAACCATAACAATGTCTCTCTCTCTGATTATACCTAAGTATACCATGCCTAACAGAGTTTGTCAAGAAAAATCGCTACCTATAAGTCTTTGATTTCATTGAGAATCCAAACTTTTTTCTTATTCTTACCTACGGTAAGTTCTGAAAAACCCTCTGGAATGGGCTTATTCCACCCATTTTTACGGGCGATTCCCACACTAGGGAATATACCAGCAAGATGCATGATATGTGCCATGCACCACACATCTTCTATGTGCCATGCACTATCTCTGTTCTCCCAAAATCCAAAGGATTTCATATCCTTCTCAGACATTTTGGGATGGATAAAGTTAAATTCGTTAGACAACATCAAATTTTACCTCAAAAGTAAATACGGTTTCCATCCACTTTGCAGCGTCATCAAAAGTCTCAAATGTGTCACCCATATTAAGGATTTCACCAAACGCACCAAACACACAAAATCCAGTGTCGGGTTTAAGACTTACAATCTTAGGAGCGCAAGTTCCCTTAGTTAAACAATTCGTTGCAGCACTAACACCAAAATTAAACTCATCTTTCCATTTACTAATTAACATATTAAACTCTCTCTCGTTGTTATTTCTCATTATATACATAGTATAACACACAAAAGAGTACTTTGTCAAC